TGTATTAGTGCTTAGATTTATTTATCTAAGCAACGGGTTAGGTAGGATTCGAACCTACGACTCACGCTTTAGAAGAGCGTTACTCTATTCCACTGAGTTACTAACCCAAGAGACCTCCCATCTTTATCGACCCAGTGGGCAGGGAGGGATAGGACTTACACAAGGTTTGGACCCCTGCCGCCAATGTGTTTAGTATATCACTCTTTAGGACAATCGTCAATCCAAGGAGCACAGAGTCTCATTGGTCCTCCAAGAGGTGAATCTCCTGGGTCTTCAATGAATCTCGGTTCTGGTATTTTAACCTCTCCAGTGTCTCCTGTCAAGTCCTCATACTCACGAATTGCTTCATCTACAGTTCTTTCTGCTTTCCTTTCTATAATACCAGGATCTTTTTGCAACTCTGGTATTAAAGGACTATCTGGATCAAGGTATAGAATAGTTTCATATACAATGTCCCAGATTTTTGCTTCTTCTATCTTAAATATTCCAGCAAGAGCAGCAACCAATAAAGTTAAAATTACAATGGTCTTTAGTGATGCCTTCTTCTTACCGAAATGAAAATTAAACTTCATTGGGGAGAATCCACTCCCCATTATTTAGATCAAACTGTGGTATAACAAACCCTCACTAAACCATTTTCAGGATTAGAAATACGGGAGAATGCTCCATAAGATAAATCTAATCCTCTTCCACTAACAAAAGGACCTCTATCATTCACACGAACAATTACAGATTTACCATTATGTTGATTCACTACTCTCAATTTTGTACCGAATGGAAGTGTCCTATGAGCAGTAGTTAATTGACTTGGATAAAATCTTTCCCCAGAGGCAGTTATTAGTTTTCCACTACTATAACCATATCCATCTTGAGGTGTTCCATAATAGGATGCGGAAGTACATCCGCTTGCTGCCTGTGCTTGTGGGGTTGCAAGTCCCAGTGTTGCTGCAGCGAAAAGAAAAGTTGAAAATAAACGCACTAAATTAAATTGAACTCTACATCCGTTTAGAAGGGGGGGTCCAACCCTTTCTCAAGGGGCACCTTCCACGGCTCTAAATCATTTCCCGATGTGGGATTTCATAGTATAAGTGAGTATTTATACTTTGTCAATACCTTTTTTAAATATTTTTATAAAATATTCGGCATCAACAACAACTAAAGGTTTTTTTAAGTTCTTTTTCATAACAACTATTGGTTCATAATCTCCAGAGTTTGCTTTTGCTTGTTCATAAGCTTCCCAAACATTAAGCTTTTCAACATTTTTACATTCAATTGAAAATGGAAACTTTTCTCTAGCAGCTCTAGCCATAATAAGATCTTCTCCTCCAGCTCCCATAGATCTAGATTCAATATCTTCCGGATGAACATCCAATTGCTCTATTAACTTCTCTCTAACCCACTTTTGTAAGTTTCTACCTTTAGATTTTGCAGAACTTGGCTTCATTCTTTATATTATAACTTATTATATCTATCAAACTCCACAGAGTTATTATATTCATAAAAAAGCACCCTGTCAAGAGTGCTTAATAATTCTTAATATTTTTTTATTATTCTTCTGTTCCAAAAATCCTTTCTCTTAGTATTTCATCATTCTTTTGCAGTTCTACTTCTTCAATAATTTGCTCTATCCACTGAATACTCATATTTTCAATAACAGTATCAACATAATCTTCACTTTCTACGTAATCATTTTCTAAAAGATAATCAACTAACATATCGTAAATTTCATAATCTTCATTACGAATTTGTTTTAAAATTTCATCTGCCTGTTGTGCAAGATTATCTTTTTTTGTCTTTGATGAAATTTTTCTATTTGCCTCTGGTGCTTTTTCTTTTTCTGGAGGTAAAGACTCTCCTGTTTTTCTTTTTTCTTGTCTTGTTCCCCTAACAGCATCTAAAGCAGTATTTGCAAGCCTTTCCAGTCTCTCAAGTCTTTCTTGATCTCTTTTCTGTTTTGTTCTTTGTTTCTGTCTTTGAGAAGAAGTCATAACACGTCCAGAAGCTTGTAGTTCAGCAACACGAGCTCTTCGTTCATTACGTCTTTTTTCTTCTTCAGTTTCTTCATAATAAAATTCTTCGTTATATTCTTTATTTTTGACTTTACGAATTGCTTCTTCACGAGACATTCCTGCCGCAATCATTCTTGCAATCATTACATCTGCAAAGTCATTATCTCCATCAGAATCCTGATCTACTTTCTTTTCATAAAGATTTTGATATGCTTCTGAAATATCACGAAGAGTTTTTGAAGATGCCCAGTTTTTTGTATTGAAAGAGACCGAATCTTGAGAATTCATCTTAACTAAAAAATAATTATTCCTAATTATTATTTATTTAATAAAATTTTTCCAGTATTCATAAGGAGTCATTTCTTCACCCATACTCTTTCTTGCTTTCTTTCTAGCACGTTGCTTTTCTTTAGTAGTTTTTTCTGGACCACCAGTGCTTCCACCTTTTGTTGCCTGATATGAACGAACTCTTGATTCTCCAGACTTGTCAGGAGCAACCATATGAGTCTTATAATCCATTGAAGTGGGTTTATCTTTCTTCGCTGCTTCAAACCCTTTATGGACCTTTGCAGCATCATCATACATATGCGCTTTCTTTGCTCCTGCTTTCTTAGCAACTGCATCAACTACTTTTACTTTTTTCTGTCCAACATCTCCACCTTTCATTCCGCCAGTGTAGTGAATATTACTTTTATCTACATTTACACCGTGCTTCTTAAGATGTCCCTGAAATTCACTTGGGTTATCAAACTTAGAACGAGCAGTCACCAAATGAACGTTTTGTCCTCTTGCCTGCTTTCTCTTAATATCTTTAATTACTTTTTTATTTGGACTTGATGTTTCTCTGAATTTCTTAGCACTTTGAAACTCACCAAAATCATACTCGTGTCCTGGTTTCAGTTTATGTGTATTGAATTCCTGATTACTTAAACTTTGTACTCTTTTTCCAGATTCATCTTTCACATGTACTTGAACATTAGGTTTTCCTTTTTTGCCATGACCAAATAGTGTTTCATCTACATCATATGCATGAACAGTTCTCTTTGGTTTAGTTCCTCTTGCTTTTTCTTCAATATATTCTTCAATTAAAGTTAATATAAAAGTATCACTTAAATTTTCAAACATATTATCAGCACTTTCATAATCTTCAGCAAAATTAAATTCAACTAAAGCAGTAATAGCATTTTCATATACAATTTCTTCTTTTGCAAGTTTTGTTGCAGTTGCATACATTACCTCCTCCCCTCTTCCTGGATATCTTTTTTCAAAATCTTTTAATTTTTTTTTCATTGACTTAACAATTTCTTCTCTTTTTTTCATTTCCTGTTTAGTCAATTCTTTCTCAATTATAAATTCTTCAGATGCAAATTTTATCTCAGCATCCCTAAACTCCTTTGGGCTTTCATATCCAGTTGGTTTTGATCCACTCTTAATACTAGATTTTCTACCAAGTGATTTCCTCTTAGATGATTGTTTTGTGATATCAAATCCTTCAACTTTTGTATATAATCTTCCTTTACCAATAGGACTTGGAACAAATTCTCCATAATTTCCCTTTTTCTTATCATTGTTTTCAACATCTCCATCAACATCTGAGTCAATTCTTTTGACTGCTTTTTTGGTAAGTTTTTCGATTTTACCTGAAGGAACTTCAACTTCACCATGCACATTTTTTTCTTCTTTTATTTTTCCAATAAATGAAGGAAGTTGTGGTCCCTTCTCCATTCTTCTTTTTACTCTTTCTCTTCTTCTTCTTTCAAGTTCTATATCTGCTTTTTTTTGAAATTCTGATTGCCCAGCAACATCAGGATGCTCAGTTGCTTTTCCTTCTGAATAAAAATTAGACATATTACTATTATACTTTTTAGTTATTTATAAAAAAAGAGGGGTTGTTAAGACCCCTCGGATTCTAAGAGTTGTTCAAACCAGTCTCGTAAATGAACAAGATAACACGACCAATACTTACACCCTCTATAGGTTAGTTGATAACATGCTGGTGGTCTGTTATCTTTATCCATGTCATCATGATGATAGACATAGTGATTCATTTAGTTACTTTGCAGTTTTGCATTGACCGATTTGACAAAGTGCAGCTTGATGCTTTCTTTCCTCTTTTTGTTTTTGTTCTTTAATCATTTGAAGAACATTGAGTTTAGTTGTCATCATTTATGACCCTCCTTTACAAAACGAACTCCGCGATATGCTTCGTTGTATTGCTGAGGTTGCTGCTGTGCTTGTGCCTGTTGTTGGCGACGAACATCGGTGTCATAAGATACACCGCGATAAACGACTTTAGACATAATTGCCTCCTAAAGAAATGAGAATTAACCTTTAACCCTTTCGGGTGATCCGTTTCCCGTTCCTTCAGCCGTTTGCGTCTATGTCACACTTCTTTTCAGTAACTTGCTTTAGTTCCCAAATCAACTCATTTCTTATCCGAGGGGATAATTGTGGATGATTTTGGATTCTAGAAACAAGTAATTGTGTTTGAAGACAAGTTAGTAAAAGTGATTCCATAGATGAACGATCCGTTCCGCGACTTACTTGCGTTCGCTATTTGCAAATAGCGAATGAACGTAAATGCATTATAGCACTTATATAATAGTTATACAAGTTTTTTTGTAACTTATGATACAAATTAAAGTTTAAAATTAGCAAATGTATCTTTTTTAAGATCTTGCTTTATTCCCCCAACTAAGTAACTAGAAATTTCAGTTTCTTGTGGGGCAACTTGGACAGATTTAGAATTAATCCAATGCTCGGTCCAAGGAAGTGGATTATTTTTTGCAGGAATATCATAAATTGGTTTAATACCAATTGCTTTCATTCTACGATTTGCAATCCACTCAACATAATTATGAAGAAGTTTATCATTCAAACCAATCATAGATCCATTTTTAAAGAGATACTGTGCCCATTCTTTTTCTTGATTGACACATTCTTTAAATGCATTAATTACCCATTCTTGTTCCTCTTTAGCAATTTGTTGCATCTCTGGATCGTCTCCTTCACGCCATTTGTTGAGGATGTTTTGAGTAATGACAAGATGTTGATTTTCGTCTCTTGCGATGAGAGAGATGATTTTAGCGGATCCTTCCATAAGCTTGAGTTCTCCAAACGCAAACGAGCAAGCGAATGAGACATAGAATCGAATACCTTCGAGAATATTGACATTAGCAATGGCACGGTAAAGTTTTCTTTTTAGGTCACGTCTTGCATCTTTTGCAAGATTGACATCTTCAAGAGCATATTCCCACATAGTAGAAGAATCATACTGATGTGCAGAATTAATAAAATCATCATATGCTCCAGTAACAGAAGCAGCTCTTTTTAAAATATGCTCATTATTTAAAATAGTATCAAAAACTTCTGATGGATCAGAATAAACATTTTTAATAATATAAGTATAGGAGCGAGAGTGAATCATCTCCATAAATTCCCATACAGTCATACAAGCTTCAAGTTCAGGCAATGAACAATAAGGAACAAATGCCATCCCAGGACCACGACCTTGAACAGAATCTAAAAGAATTTGGTACTTAAGATTGCTCGTAAAAATATGTTTTTGTTCTGGACGAAGAGTTTGATAATCGGCACGATCTTTTTGTAAAGAAATTTCTTCTGGTCTCCAAAAGAAACTTAATTGCTGTTGCGTTAATTTATCAAAAACTGGATACTTGTAAGAATCATATCTTTGAATTCCTAATGGTTTTCCAAAAAACATTGGTTGCTTTTTGGAATCAACTTCATTAGTGTTAAAGACAGTCATTCCTTCTAGCATTTTTGTTTTCTGCGATTGGACTTTAAATTCTACAGCTTTCACAATCCTCTTCTCCTGGTGAATTTAAAATTTCAGTTACTAAATCACTAATACTATTTACTTTTTCTTCTTTTGCTTCATCTGTTTTTCCATCATAAGTATTTTGATAATAAGAAGTTTTCCACCCATACTTATATGTTGTAAGAAAATCTTGAGCCATTACAGAGACTGGAACCTCATTATCAGTATAATTTTCCGGATTATAAGACCAATTTCCTGAGATAGCTTGATCAAAGAATTTTTGCATTATAGAAACAACATTAATATAACCTCTATTGCTTTGCATATCCCACAAAAGAGTATAGTTATTTTTTAACGTAGAATATTGAGGAACAATTTGTTTTAATGGACCTTTTTTTGATTGCTTAATGGATAAAAATCCCCGAGGAGGTTCAATTCCATTAGTTGCATTTGATACAACAGAACTGCTTTCTGAAGGCATTTGTGCGGACAATGTAGAGTGCCTAAGACCATGCTCTAAGATAGATTCTCTAAGACCCTCCCAATCGTGATCTAAAGAAATTTTTGAAATTTCATCTACATCTTTTTTATAAGTATCAATTGGAAGTATTCCATCAGAATACTTAGTACGATTAAAGAACTTACAAGAACCTTTTTCTTTTGCAAGAGTATTAGAAGACTTCAAAAGAAAATATTGAAAAGATTCAGAAAGTCCATGAACTGCATCCCATGCTTCTTGAGAATCATAATTAAATCCAAGTTTAGCAAGATAATGTGCAAGACCAATATAACCTATTCCAAGAGATCTACGATTTTTTGTAAAATTCTCTGCTGCTTTTACTGGATATTCCTGATATTCAATAAGCTCATCAAGACTACGAACGGTAAGATCACATAACTCTTCAAATTCTTCATCATCTTTAACTTTACCTACATTAATTGCAGACAAAATACAAGTAGCAATTTCTTCAGAATCATCATCATCAATATGTTGAATTGGTGTTGTGGGTTCAGTAATTTCCATACAATTATGAACTAAAATATTATTTGCAAAGAAATTATGAGTTCCTTCTACAGTAATATCATAAACTGGTATTTCTTCTTCCAAGTATTCAATCTTAAGCATTTTTGTTTCTCCTGTTTTTCCACATAATAGTTGAGTTTATAGATGCTTTCTGAGCAATGAGTTTTCTTTCTTCTATTGTTCTATAATTTGGATTAAATGTCAATCCACTTCTTTCTTCCAATAATTTAGTATAATTCTTTCTACTTCCACCAAATCTATTTTTAGAAAAGCTTTTAGGAAAATTCACATTTAATTCACTTTTACAAAATTTAATTAATCTTTTCAATCCGGGAATAAATTTATATTTTTTAATAAATTTCATACCAAATTCAATTAATTCTTCATCACTATAACCAGAATAATTAGGATTTTCAGAACCAGTGTTTCTAATTATAACATGATTTCTCCACTGTTCTTGAACCTCCTGTGAGCATCTCGGAAGCATCCAACCACCAGTTCCACCTGAAGTAGCATTATAACCTTTTGTATCACTTTCAAATAATTTTATGAAGTGAGTTTCCTTTTTATTAATAAAGTTTTCATCTTCAGTTTGGTAAGTTTCAATCACAGACAAGTCCCAACAATCTTCACCATATTTTCTAATTGCAGAATGAAATCTAAATTTTGAACCATTTCTTGCTGACGATAAATGACGATTCCAACGATGCTCTAAAGAGTATTCAGTTTTTCCTATGTAATGTTTTCCGTTTTTCTTATTGGTAATTTTATAAACAATATATGTTTTCATTATAGGAAGTGTAATCTCATAACTATTTATAAAATATAGACATTACACTTCCTATTGTATCAATTGATTACCAATGATTACCAACTCATCAGTTTCAACTAATTCTTTTGCTATTACATATCCACGATTTTTGGTGAATACTTTGTGCTCTGGTGTCACAACAATACTCTTACCAGTTTCTTCATCAGTAATTTTCATTACCTTTGCTTTTGGTGATGTTTCAGCAAAAGCAGTAATAGGTTTCCACTCTTGTTGGTTGGTTTCAATATTATAAGAAAGAACTTCTATTTGAGGAACATCCTCACAAGGGTCTCCTTCATATGCTGCGTAATGACCAATTCTACACTCTCTATCAATAATATATTGTTCCAATTCTTCAATTTCAATCTCTTCTTCAACAACATACCAATTCCAAATGTCCCCACCATAATCTTCATATTCAGGTTCTGGATATCTAATTTTAATTTTAGTATCACCAGAAACACAAAGATTACTCATAGAAATCTTATCTTTATAAGAGCTATGATAATTACAATGGTCAATATTCATAATATAGATACGACCAGTTTCAGCTCTCTCTTTTAAGAGATCAAGAATAAGTTCTTGAGCCCCAATAGATTTTTTCGGAATTGACTTATCTTGTTCATAAGAAATATATAACTGATCAAATCCAGGAGTACCAAAAGCATCATAAAGGTCAGGAACATCATGCGGGCTGAATAAAGTAATTTCTTGATTATTGATAAACCTTTCATAAAACAACTTAGATAACTGAATCGCATAGTCTAATTTACGAACTCTATTATCTTCTGTTCCTTTATTATTTTTTAATACAATTATGTCTTCTATTTCTTGATGCCAAATAGGAAAGAATACTGTAGCCGATCCACCACGGATTCCATTTTGTGTGCAGCATCGTACAGTTGATTCAAACTTTTTAAGGAAAGGAATAACGCCAGTATGCTGAACTTCTCCACCTCTGATTTTACTATTGATTCCACGGATTCTACCTGCATTAATCCCGATTCCAGCACGTTGTGCGACATAACGGCCAATAGCCATATCGCTAGAAAAGATACTATCGAGGGTGTCATCAACATCAACCAGAACACAAGATGCAAATTGACGAAGAGGCGTTCTGACTCCCGCCATGATTGGGGTTGGAATGTTGATCCTGTGTTTTGAGATTGCATTGTAATACCTACGAACGTAATCTAATCTAATGTTCTTAGCATATTTAGAAAAAATAGTAGCAGATATCATCATATACATGAATTGTGGAGTTTCATAAATTTTTCCAGAACTCCTATCCTGAACAAGATACTTATCTACAACCTGACGAAGACCTGCATATGTAAATAAGTAATCTCTACTGTGCTTAATATAAGTACCAAGACGATTTATTTCTTCTTCAGAATATAAATCCAAAATCTCAGGGTCATAAACTCCAATAGTAACACAACTTTTAATATGATCTAAAAATGTTGGCTGCTCTTGCAATTTACCATACATTGATTTACGAAGAGAAAATAAAAGTAATCTTGCTGCAACATATTGATAATTTGGATTTTCTAAGTCAATTAAGTCTGATGCAGACTTAATCAAAATTTCCTGAATTTCAGATGTTGTTATTCCATCATAAAATTGAATACCAGATTGCATTTCAACTTGACTAGCAGAAACACCAGAAATATCTCTGCAAGCTTCTTCAACCATTATGTGAAGTTTATTTAAATCAAGACTTTCAAGATTTCCGTTTCTTTTTATTACTTTTGTATTAATACTCATACCCTTTTCCATCCAATAAGTTTTGCTTTTGCTTCTAGTCCCATAAAAGTATTTTCTTTGATAATTTTTTTAACATTAATTCCTGCAAGTATCATATCATTAATATCCTTATATTTCAAGTCTTTTGGCCAGATTACAATTGGGAATTTCATATCAATTGTTTTTTCAACTCTATTGATCATTTCTTTATTTCTTTTTTCATTATCATAAACAAAAACAAACTCAACTTCTGGCTTATTTTTAAAGAACATATAGTCCATATCTGCACCTACCATAGCAATAGAATTTTCCAAAAACATACTATCAAATGGACCTTCAACAATATATACAGACTTGTTCCAATCAACATCATCCCAACCATATAATTTTGGTTTATTATCATCCAAAATTATTGTTATATATTTAACTTTTGATGACTTACTTAATGAGCGTCCTTGATATCCAAATATTTCACCATCCTTCACTAAAGGAATAATAATTCTTGACTCATCATATTGAATGCTCTTGAAAACATTTTTTTGTTTATTTGTCCATTCTTTAAATTTTTCACAAAAGTAAAGATTTGAAAAATACTTTTCTGGTATTTTTCTATTCATTAAATACTTTTTTGCAGGATGTTCATCATCAAGTTCTTTTATTTTTGGTAAGTCTAAATTCTTTTTAACAAAAACAGGTTTCTTGATATCAAATTTTGGTTCTTCTGTATTTGTCTTTTTTCCACTTAATCCATTTTTGTACCTTTCAAGAATATACCGATCATAAAGAATTGAATCAATATCTTTTAAAAAATTAGTAAAAGATCTAGATACTCCACAATTGTGACATTTATAGTTATAATCATTTTTTATTTGATATAAGTATCCTCTTGCTTTACTTTTATTTTTTCCAGAATCACCACAGTAATTACAACGAAAATTAAAAAGTCCGGGTTTCTTTTTTGAAAATTTTTCAAGCCTAGAAGAAACCAAAAGTATATACTTTTCGTCAATAAAACTCATACTCAATCCATATGGATTTTTATTTTAGCACCCAAAAGTTTGCTCGTCAATTGGTTCTTTCAATTCTAGACTCTCTATGTGTTTGTATTTCCGATGGTGTCCAAAATCCGGAAACCAAAGAAGAAAAAGCAGTTACTACCACGGCAAGAACAACAGCACTTCCAACCGTCATCCATTTAATTTTTGAAACCTCCTCTAGATTTTCATTAATAGATTTCAGTTTATCATTAATTTTTACTTCCAATTCATCAATTCTATCACTCAAATCTACATCTTCTGCTTCTAATGATTTTTTTTGCTCAGCAAGCATTTTTATAATTACTTCATCAGATCTCATTACTTGTTCCAATCTCTCATCATGAACTGCAAGCATTTTTGATATATTTTGATTTGTTTCACTTATTGCGTGAATCGCATCCTCAATTTTATACATCATTTGTTCATAAGTATTAACTTTCTGTTCAAGAACAGCTACTTTTGTATCAACTGATGTATTTTGGTTAAACATTTTTTTTCCTTCTGAAGAGATCTTTGTATAACAAAGGCAATCTTTTATACTTTCTTCTTCTTAAATCAACAGGAGGATCGTCACCTGCTTGTACTGTTCCAGCAATTTTTCCAGATCCAAGATTCATTGTTGGAGATCCTTCTTCACGAAGACTTCTAATGATATTGATAATTTTTAAAAGTTTTTCATTTTCCATTAGACTGATTTTAAAAGTTTAAGAAGTTCAATATCAACTGGTATATCGTGTATTGATGATTTTGGATATTCTGGAAACCTTCCGAGATATATTATAAAAGTTTTTAAAATACTCCAGAGGTTTTTATCTATTTTAAAAAATAACAAAGGAGTAGTTGCTTCACCAAAAACATTATAAAGGACCATAAAGTGATTAACTAATAAATGAATATTTAACTCTTTAGTATTTTTGTACTTATTTAGAATTCTTTTTATCCACTTAAATCTTTTCATATCTTCAAAAAAATCATCTTGAGTCACAGATTGTGGATTATTGTAATTTTTTATTGCGAAGATTATATAATTATCCTCATTCAACTCATCAAATCTCATACACTATTACTCATTAGTTGGATATAAAATACCATCAGTACCAGTTTGAATACCAGACATTGCAACAAGAACTTCACTCTTAACTCTTAAATTTCCGTGATTATCAACATATGTAGTAACACCAACCCATCCTTGGTGTGATGGTCTATAAGAACCGCTAATTGCTGTGCCTATACCATAAACTAAAGAATCATCTGTACCATAAGATGCTTCACTATATTTTGAATCTCCAATAGTAAAAATAGGTAACTCACTGATGTAGAAACTTGTTCCAGCAATTGCTGCTCCGCTAAGACCAGAAGTGGATCCAATAGTTAATACAGTTGTACTTGCAATACCAACAATCACAGCATCGCCAAAGTAAGTACCACCTCCACCTCTAATACCAAATCTAATAACATCCCCGGTTTTAGCAGCACCAGTTTGTCCGAATGTTGTTCCTGTTCCAGTAACAGTTAATGTACTGTAATTTAATGTTACTGTTCCACCAGAACCAACATTGTCGTTTTTTCCCCAGAGAGCCATCTTTTTACTTTGTTAGTTTTCCTAAAATTATTTATAAAAAATGAGGAGTGTCTAACTCCCCATCAAAGTTGTTTTTATATTTATCTTTTATATTACTTCACTTAAGAAGTGCTTTTTTGACGCTAACAAGAATAACATCATCAACATCGTTATCGGTTGTTTTTACATATTTTTCAAGTAGTTGTACTACTAGTTCTTTCACTTGGCGAGAACTAGCTGCCTGCATAATAATGGGCTTTACTACTTTTACTAATTGCGCTAAAAACTCTTGCATTTTTTTCTCCTAATTTTATTTGTCCTAAACTATTTAGATTTTTTATTTTCAATTTTAGTGTATTTTGAATTACATCACTCATAAGAATTACCTACTAATTTCTTCCCAATCCAGAGAAGCAAAAACATCAGCACCCGCAGTATCTGATGCAACCACCAGTGTCAATTCATAAGGAGTTCCAGTCAGACCATTTCTTTCTAACTGAAACTTAAATAGTGCTTCTTTCAGAATATCTACTGATGCAGAAGATTGATTATTTGATGAAAAGAAACCAGATGCTAAAATTCTTCCACCACTTACAGTTCCCCCATCAATTTTATATTCAACAGCACTATCTACACCAGCACTGACCCAAGTTCCACCACTAGTCGTTGCCGATGCTCTTACCTGCCAACTATATTCTGGTCCATTTCCAGTTCCCATCAATGAAAGGGCAGTCAGAATTACAATCGCATCTAATCTATTTGGAGAAGATTTGAGACGAATTGAAATAACTGGATAATAAGTTCCTGCAGGAGTTGGTAAATCTACTGGTGCTGTAATTGGGGTATTTACTGCCTGTTGCAATCCACGCAGTTCATAACCACCTTCTGAAATTACAGAAGAGCAGACTTGCTTCATAGTGCTACTACTTGTAGTAATACCAGTATTGGCAATCTCATATCTCAAAGGAAGTGATGCTGTTGTAATATAAGTTGATTGGGTATAGTTTGCGTGATGGAATGAATGTGCGTGAATAAACTTCCCATCAATCACAAATCCCATTCTGACTGTGCCAAGACCTAACCACTCAATATCCATCCAAAGAATTTGTGCTTTGGAAATATCTATTGTAATACCAGAAACACCAGTGCCATCTAACTTATCAATA